GCGGCGCTAGCTTTTATTTTCTTGTTAGTCTCAGTAGCATTGTTTATGATGCGTGGGATTATCAAGTTTGGTTATTTATTTCTAGTGGTTATACATAGATTGCTCTTGAAAGTATATACCATACTCTTGATTAATTCAAGAGTGAAGATTGAGCAAGTAGAGGCTGAGAAGCTCAAGATTATTAAAATCGACGATCATCAAGAATTTTACGAGACTATAGATGGGGTTGGTTACGTTGTATTCCAAGACCGATATCGGAAGATAATGGTACCCAACACCAAATATGTTCCTAGATTCGAATCCAAGATTGATAGTAATCCACAATTTGTGACCAATGAACAATTTGTGGGAGATAAAACGCCCTACAGTGTCCTAAAGTGTGACAAACCAATCTATGGTTTGAGAGACGACAATGATGTCCCTATAGGTACATGTTTCATTGTGAGAACCGGTGATAAGAAGAAATATCTTGTGACTGCTGCTCATGTGTGGCATTATATAGGTGACAGATTGACCCTTAGTTGTCTCTCGAATGGAAGTTTTGAAAGGCGTACTATAGAAAAATCATGTTTTAAGGTAGCAGCTATTACAGATGACTTTGACTTTGTCGCTCTCGAAGCAATTGATGCCTCGTTATGGAACAAGTTCCCTAATTCGGCTCGTGCTTATGAGTTGCTCACAACCTATCAAGGTCAATGTAATGCCTACGGATGGGACAATGGAGTATTTGTTAGTTATGGTACTTTCAAGCCAGATGATAAGTATCTAGAGCATACTTGTAGTACCGAAAAGGGCTGGTCTGGAGGTCCAATTACGTCGGAAGGGAAAGTCGTTGGAGTACATATGGGTGCTAAGCAAGACGGATTTAACCGTGCCACCACCGTATTACCTCTGATAGTAGCTAAGAATATGACTAATTTGGAATCTCCCCTGTCCAATTATAATAAGTACCAAGTAGACCAGTCGGAAGATTGGAATGAGAAACATCTCATAGAGTCAGGTAGAGTTCGCACTGGTTCAGGGAAAGAGATCGATGTGTTCATAAACAATAAGAAGTATATGGCACATGTCCCTGATAATGATGAACGGAAGCGAAAGGATGAGATCATGGAAGACATGGAAAAGTATGTCAATGATCCAAATTCGTGGATTAACCTCGAAGCATTTATGACTGAGAAAGCTAGACAAGTGATAAAAACCACTGGCTATCTTCCAAAGGATAATTCTATGGAGGGGTTCACTAAATTCGTAAAAGACTTAAATGTCGAAGACCTTTCCAATCCTGAAGTCAAGCTAGTTCTCAGGCAGTACGATAATATTCTAGAAGCGCACCGACAAGCTGGTGAAGAACATTCAGATACAGACTCTGAAGATGAATTTGTTCCACAAGTGAAACAATTTGTTAAAGAGACGAATAAGAAGGTTTTTCAGGCCCCTGCACCATTGAAGAGTTCGAAGAACTCCAATCCCATTGTTCCAGTAGTGGTATTGAATGGAGTGCAGGAGAAGTTTATCCAGCTGGGATCGGTCTTAGAGACGTGGGCAAAGCGAGAAATCTTAGGATTGCGAGACACGTACGGAAACCTGAGTCTGAAAGACTTAAGCGAGCAAAGGACGTCTTCCCCTCAATGGCTAGTTTCACCATGCCTGAGAGAGGAGGAGATACTGAGTTCCAGTCCCTCTGCAACCAAGCCAAGCGGCATGCAGGGAGTGATCCTCGTCCACCAATGGACGAAAAGATTAAAGAAGAGGTACGCAGATGTTATCCGACATCCCGTACTGATCGAGCTTTTCGACGTTGCGAAGAAGATGGGTTTTACGACTGGAGCCAACATGGTGTGGCGGTATCTAACTCACTTGATAATCTCAGACTTGAGCTTAATAGAGATGCCAGTCCCGGATTTCCTCTCTCAATTCATTCCAAGACTGTGGAAGATATTGAAACCGGAGGACACTGGGAACTTGTTAAGCAACTAGTAGTCCAGCGACTACAGTTGTTGTATGATCTTGACCTTAACGTAGATCATACTCCTCAAGAACTAGTTAAGGCTGGGTTGTTAGACCCAGTGAAATTATTTATAAAGAATGACCCTCATAAATTAAAGAAGATAGAAGAACACAAAGAACGGCTAATATGCTCTGTTTCATTGATAGATAATTTGATAGCTCGGCTCCTGTTTGGACCCCAGAACAAGGCGGAGACTGATGCGTGGGAGACTACTCCTTCAAAACCTGGTATGGGACTACATGATGAAGGGATAGCTATTATCTTGGAGACGGTGAAATCAGCTCTCGACAGTTTTGGGCTATTCTCAACAGATGTTTCTGGTTGGGACTGGTCATTTACGGAGACTGATTTTCATTGGGATCTCGAAAGGAGAATAATGTTGGCTGACGGTGATAATCCCGTATGGGAGAAGCTAGCACGGTCACATTTTCATGTTATGGCACGTAAAGTTTTTCTTTTATCTGATGGTAGAATGTTGGAGCAGCTCCATCCAGGAGTTATGCCCAGCGGATGGTATAATACTAGCTCCACCAACTCTGCATGCAGAGTCATGCTTGCGTGGTACGTTCAAATTGTGCAGGAGATCCAGCACCTTTGGGCGATTGCCATGGGAGATGACTGCATTGAGAGAGGTGGCCCTAGGACTGAGGAAATATACCGGCAATTGAATAGGCCTTTGAAAGTAATGGATTCAATATGTCCCAAAGGTGTATTTGAATTTTGTTCACATAGCTTTAATTTTGTTAGGCGGAATGCTATACCTGCAAACATAGGCAAGTTGTTGTATAATCTGTTCAGGAAACCTGTGACAGAGGATAGGATTTCAGGCTTTGAATTTGCGATGCGCCATTATGGCAAAGGAGTAGTGGATACAGCATTCCACCTATTAAGGGCTATCCCAGGACCAGGTAAGATGGTGCCCCTCTTGGGAGCTGTAAATTGTTTAGGTTTAGGCCACCTTGACGGCTATTGGGTTCCAAGTTGTAATGGCCCAAAATCTCTTTGTAGTGCTAACCAGAATGCCAAGAGACTGCACGGCGCACCCGCTCAAGTGGCGGTTGACTTGGAATGTACAGTCCCGATATCTCGTATTTCGGCATCCAATACAAATATGAGTAAATTAAATAAACCAGCAGTCCCCAAGAAGCCACAACTCATTGAGTTAATGGCCCAAGTGGGGGCGCTTAAGGCGCAAGTGCGTCAGCAAAAAGAGGAGATTGCTAAGAAAAGGGCAACTCCTTTTACCACTTCTGGTGGGAAAATTGGTGAAGAGATAACCCAATGGGTTGGTATGCCTTCAGTAGGCAGACACGTTGGTCGTTTTCTCGGAGCAGGAATTGGTTCCATTTTCGGAAGTGGCAATTATAAAGTTACAGGCGGTGCTAGAAAATATAATGTCTTCTCTGGTCAGATTCCAAAGTTTGCTAACAAAGGAGCAAGCAATGTGGTCTGTCATAGGGAGTATATTGGTGATATTTCTACGACCACTGCTTTTACAATAGCAAAGTATCCAATACAGCCTGGATTAGCGTCAGGCTTTCCCTGGCTATCTACAGTTGCTAATAGGTATTCTGAGTATAAGTTTCATGGGGTCATTTATGAATTCCGGTCACTTACTACTGACTATTCCAACTCTGGAACGCCTGGGTACATAAATTTTGCTACGAATTATGATGCTGACGCAGCGGCATACGCAACAAAGCAGCAAATGGATAATTCAGAGTTTGCAGTTTCAACTAAACCCACTAAGAATCTAGCTCACATGATTGAGTGCGATCGAAAGCAAGCACCTTTCAATGAGTTGTATGTTCGTAATGGTACTCAAACTTTGTACAAGAATTATGATCTTGGAAATTTGTTTGTTGCTACAGGTGGTGCATCGTCGGCAATAGTTGTTGGTGAATTGTGGGTAACATATTGTGTTGAATTCTTCAAGCCAATTATTTCCCCTGCTTCTGTACAGTCAGCTAGTATGTTTAAATATAGCGCGACTGGAGGGTCGGGGACTAATTGTTGGGGAACGCAAGCTTATGCCTCAGGTTCACTTTCAGTTACGTTGAACACCAATGCATTCACTATTACTGGTCTAGTGCCCAATGTCCCGATATTTGTACAAATCGGGTGGACTGGTACATCAGCCGCCTGCACATGGGGCGGTGTTACATTATCTAATGGTTTTGCTACTGTAGGTGACGTTAACAATAATACTTCTACGTATCTTGTTACGCCTAATGCCACAACTACGCAGTTTTTCTACACTTCAGTCATTACTCAAAGTAGTGGAAAAGGAACATGGACTCTAGCTTCAAGCACTTTGCCAACTAATGCAAATGTTGATTTGATGATAGCAGTTTGTGATGCCACCATACAATAGTTTTATTAGACCTGAGTAGAAGATCCGTCGTTAAACTGCTCATATCTTTGGACAAGGAAAAGTCCTTAAAACCCGACCAACGAG